CATGAAGTTCACGCCGTTTGCGATGAAGTCGATCGACTCTCAAATGGTCGAACAGATGCGCTACTCGGACGAGCAGATTTGCCAGCCGTTCGGCATTCCTCCTTTCAAGGTCGGAATTGGGACCATTCCTTCCGGGCTTGGTGTGGACGGCCTGAATCAGCTTTACTACTCAGACGCTCTCCAGACTCACATCGAGCACATGGAAGGGCTGCTAGACGACGGCCTCAAGATCGCCCGCCCACTAGGTGTGGAGCTTGATCTTGAGCCGCTGCTTCGGATGGACGAAGCCAAACGGGCTGAAGTCGAAACCAAGTTGGTCGGCGGAAAGATCAAGACGCCAGACGAGGGCAGAGCCCGATTCAACCTGCCATCTACGGGCGGCGGCGATACGTTGTGGGGTCAACACCAAGACTACCCGCTTGGCGTTCTTGCGGATCGCAATGATCTCAATCCGGCACCTGAAGCCACGCCGGCAGAGCAGCCGATTGATGAAGAAATTCGGGCGTACTTCTATACGCAGAAGGCCATTCGGTCGGCAAAGATGAGGATGCAACATGTTTGACCCCGAAGCCTTCGGCGCCGCTATGGGCGAGATGATCCGAGAGGCAGTCAAGCCGCTGCACGCAGAGATCGCATTGCTCAAGTCTCAGCTCGCCGAAAAGCCGAAAGACGGCCGGGACGGCACCGACGGCAAGGACTGCGACATGGATGCAGTCAAGAAGATGATCGATGAGGCCGTGAAGGCGATCCCTCCTGCGCCTGCAGGCAAAGACGGCATCGACGGGAAGAACGGAACGAACGGCTCCGACGGCAAGGACGGAACCAGCATCACCCTGGCCGATGTGACGACGATTCTGGACACCGCGATCAAGTCCATCCGTGACGAGACCATCGGCAAGGCTGAAGAATTTGTCCGCACGATCCGCATTCCTGAGAACGGTCGGGATGGTGCTGACGGCAAAGATGGCGAACGCGGCGAGCCTGGAGAAAAAGGTGCTGATGGCCTCGGCCTCGCTGGGGCCATGATCGACCGTGAAGGCTCTCTCCTGGTCACGCTGACCAACGGTGAAGTCAAGAGCCTTGGGCCTGTTGTCGGGAAAGATGGCAAGGACGGTCAAGACGGCCTCAGCCTAGACGCCTTCGATCTTGAGTACATTGAAGAGACGCACGAAATCTGCGTCAAGGCATCATGCGCTGGTCGCACCAAGGAACTGCGCTACCCCGCTGGCGGGATTCGTCCTCAGGGCTATTGGAGGGACGGTGCCAAGGCGAAAGCCGGCGAAGCCTGGGTTCACGACGGCTCCCTGTGGATCGCGACCAAAGACAACTCCATCAAGCCTGACACGATATCGGGCCTGTGGATCATCGCCGCCCGCAAGGGGCGTGACGGTGAACGAGGCGCCAAGGGTCAGGACTCGACTCCTCCGGCTCCTATCAAGCTCGGGAGCTGACCGTGGATCTCGTGACGGTCCAAGAGGCGAAAGACCAGATCAGGATCGACTCAGACGCTGATGACTCTTGGCTGGCCCTGTGGATCACGGCGATCAGCGCGGCTGTCGTTTCATGGCTCAAGGATGACTGGCGTGTCTACGTGCTTTCGAGAGATGAGCATGGAGACTTGATTCTTGATTCGAACGACGACGGTATTCCTGAAGAGGACTCCAACGGTCTTGTTCTGAATCCGGTGGTGAAAGCCGCTGTCCTCGTCGAGCTGGCCCAGCAATACCGCTTCCGCGATGGCTCTGGGGCCGCGGCAGTTCCTTCGCATTGGGGGCATGGATATGTCCTTGGTGCGGGCGCGACAAGCCTCCTCTCTGGCGTCAGAAAAACGACCGTCCGATGAGCATCGAAGCCGGCCGCCTCCGTCATCGGGTGAGGATCGATCGCAAGCAGAACCTGCTCGATACCGACGACGACGTTATCCAAGACCCCAACACGGGCGAAGTCTCCTGGGAGTGGGCTGAGGTCGCCACCGTGTGGGCGGCCATCGAGCCTCTAAGTGCTCGCGAGTTCATCCAGTCCCAAGCCGTTCAGGCCGAGATCGTTGCCCGCATCGTGATTCGGTATCGGACGGGGCTTGATGCATCGATGCGTCTTGTCCATGTCCGCAACGGAGCGGACTTCGCTTTTTACGACCCCGCTGGTTTCCTGGCAGACAAAGAGACCGGCCTTGATTACCTGACGATCCCGTGCAAGGCCGGTCTCGTTGACGACTGAGGTTCATATGAGCACAAGCTACCCCGTCATCTCCGCGAAGGTTGAAACCGGAACGGTTGACATCTCCGTCACTTCCGCATCTGGCGGGGCCGGTCAGGCGATCTCCTACACAGGGGTGACGGACTCGGCTGTTCTCTGGAATCAGGACACGAACTTCGCCTTGGAATACAAGGTAGGGAGTGGCGATTGGGTGTCCCTTGCTCCGAACAAGCAGGCGACTTTCGACGTGGACATGAGCGCCACCACGATCCGCCTTCGACTGGCCGCGTTCGCCCCGACTGCGAGAGCGGCGCAGTTGATATACTCGCCCAAGCCGCACGGTGTTTTCGTCCCGGACGCTGAGGGGCGACAGGCTGTTTTCGATGACGTGTCGATCGGCGACATCGTGACCATCAGCTCGTCCCGTGATGCTCTGGCAACCGACAACGGCAAGACGCTGGTTTTCTCTGCGGCCTATACCTATACGATGGTCGGCGGCCTCCCTGTCGGCTTCAGTGTCGCGGTTCGGCCCCCTGCATCAGGAAATGCGTCGATCGCCCGCGCGTCCCCGGTGACCCTGAACGCCGGCACGAGCACTCTGATCCGCGCGTTGGCGAGCAACACCCTCTTTGCCGTGGTCTACATCGGCACTGACGCCTACGCCGTCACCGGGAGCTGATCGTGCGCCCGGCCATCCTCGGTGCTATCGCTGGTGGTGCGCAGTCGATCGGCGGCGTCCAGGTCGGCTCGGCCGGCACCGGCATCTACAGTGGCTATGTCCTATCGGGTGGCGACGACTTCACCTCACTGAGCTTGATCTCGGCGGCCAACCCGAACGGCCGCTATGGCACTGCGCGCGCGTACAGCAATGGCGGCATGCGCTCGCCGGAGGAGGGCAGCCCGCTGGCCGTCATGTACGACGCCGACCCGAATCACACCGGCTGGAACGACGCGAATCGCGGCGTGCCCATCTCGACCTTCGACACGCACAGCATCGTGGCGGGCGAGGGCGGCGGCGCTCTGCGCCTGAGGGCGCGTCGGCAAACCGCGCCCGAACAGGCGCTGTTGAACACCGCCGTCTCGGGTCAGATCGAGCTGGGCGCGATGATCCACGGCGCCGCGGACTTCTGGGTGAACAGCCCTGCGATCGTCGCTGTGCGGGCGCGCATCCCGGCCGGTCTCTACGGTCAGCATCCGACGATCTGGATGCTGTCGGCGTATCCGCCTGGTGGGCCGTCCTTCACAGGCAACGAATACGGCTGGGAAGGCGGCCGAACCGAAAACGAGCCGTATCACAACGGCCACGTCTCCGGGTCTGTGACGCAGAACCACGGGGCCAAGTCGCCGACCTATCGGGATGGCAACTACCACACTTTCACCGTAAAGGCCGACACGGACTACCAATTCCGTGCGGATGGAACCCTTCAGTACACGGCATCGGTCGACCCGAACCAGAACGGCAACAAGCCCGACTATCTGATCATCTCGAACCACGTCTACAACGCGCTGTTCGAGGGCCAGACCTATGACGCCGCCGACTGGCTGGCAAACCCCTCCGGTGCGGTGATGGACATCGAGTGGGTGCAGTATTGGCGCCCCGCTGGTGCGAGCCACTACGCGCCACGCACGACGATCGCGGACGTTTTCGTTTCGGCCGGCGATGCGCTGAACATCGCTCTTCCATCGCAGTCTGCTCTATGGGGTGCGACGGGCCTGACCGAACTGGTCACCGCCGTCGCCTTGGAGCGGGAGCAGCCTGGCATCACGTCGAACACCTCGACGTTTGGCCTGATGCCATCCGGCGTTAGCTACGACGGCGACACGCGGGTCATCAGCGGCACCACTCCGGCGCAGGCTGGTCGTCTGCTGTTCGCCGTGGGCGTCACTGGCGACGGAAACACCTGCAAGCCGGCTCGCGTCAATGTCTATGTCGCCCCGATCTGGAGCGGCTCCACCTCCTTCTCCTGGACGAATGGCACGCCGGTCACCTACGACGTGTATGCGAACTGGAGCGTCGGGCGCCTTTTCCAGTCGGGCTCGAATCCGAAGGGCCTGGTTGTCAGCGGCCTTCCTACTGGGCTGACTTTCAGTGACGGTCTTATCACCGGCACGCCTACGGTCGACAGCTCCGGCAGCCTCACGATCAGTTGCACGAACTCGGCTGGGCAGACGGCCAGCACGAATCCGACCTTCTCAGTCTCCACCCCGGCCGGTGTCGCCGCGCCAACTCTCACGGGCGGGGCTGTCCCCGTGGCCTCGTGGGACTTCGGCGATCCTGGCAAGATCACTTCGTCGAGTGGCTCCATCGACTCCATCGCGGCGTCCGACGGCACGAGCTTCGCGCTCACCAGCAC